AACATCAGTTTGCCCTGCCAAAGCCATCACGGTACGCAGTTCGATATTAGATGAGTCGCCAACAAGTACAGAGTGTCCTTCGGGGGCGCGGAGCGCGTTACGCAAACCAGCACTGATCCCTCTGGCGGGTAGGTTCTGCCAATTAACTTTGTTGCCGCCGGAGTACCTTCCGGTTGTTTTAGCGCCCCAATAGTTTAAGTACACAGGAAGTGGGCCACGCTTTGTCATCTCAATAAAACGTTCGGCCCGTGTCTCTGCAATAGTGGTCTTAGCGCCCAGCCTAGCGGCTACCAGCGCCTGCACTTCTGAGTCGGGATGCTCCTGCAAAGCCAGAAACTCTTTATCTGTCTTGGCAAAAGCGAAAGTAGTCTTGCCCGTTCTGGGGCTTACTTTGGTAGGCGGGTACACACCAAGGGCGCGTAGCTTCTCCGCAAACTTGGCACTCGACATGATCTCGGAGCGGTCAGCTTGTGCCAGCGCCAACAGTCCTTCTTTCCTCTGCACTTCTTTGGTGTATAGATCCTGCATGAGATCAAGATCACCAACAAACTCTGGCTCTGTGAACATACGGATCGTCATGTCGATCAGCAAGTTATTAAGTACAGGTGACTTATAGGAAAGTTCCCGGTGCAAATCGCGACATATTTTAACGTCAGTAAGACAATACGCTTCGTAGTCTGCGAACGTGTCCTCGTCCATGTCAGCGAGACGGACGCCTTTCATGTTGTGAACGGCTGTGCCCTTGCTTTGTAGTTTGTAGTATCTAGCCATATTAGCTAGTGAGTGAGAGCGCAGATATGGATGCACCATGCGAGACAAGGCTTGCGTACAAGTCCACATTCGTGGGTTTATTCCATAACGCTTGGCTAGGATATACCCGTCAAACATAGTGTTGTGGCAACAAATTTGTACGTTGTCCCAATCACATAGGCCATCAAGTTTTTTCTTGATGGATTGCTCATTGCCAACGATGGAGAAAGGTTGCTCGTCGTCAATCGCCACGCCAACCATGATAGTTTCGTAGCGATCATCAACAATGTAGGCATCTGTTTGGAGTTTACTAAGTGAGTAGTCGGAGTCGTAGTACGTCTCAAAATCAACGTAGACTGTACGCATCACGCTCTCCCCTTGGGTCTATGCCAAGGGACAGTTGTAAGTACCACATCTGCTTCTCGACTTCTTGTTCTTCGTTGTCTTTACGCCCCCTTCGCCAGCTATATTTAAAAGCCGCGAGCTTCGCGTAGATACGCACTTCTTCTTCACCGTATGCGGCAAGCATAGCGTCTATGCACTCTATCTCGTTATCTTGCCGGTAATGGTCTGGGTTTATTGGGTCGCTTTCCCTCTTCATTTTTGATCCCTTTAAGTTTGGTTTGGCACTGTTCGCACAGCGCCTTGACTATTGGAACTCCACATCGGTTGCACGTATAGCAGTGACGCATTAATCCACATCCTCATCACTTGTTGGGAAGAAGATGGTAACGCCACGCCTCTGGCTAGTACCTTGAAACCAATCGCTGTTGGGGCAAGTCTCCAGCCATTTAAACAACTCATGACTAGACATAACCTTGTTGTTAGTCAGCATCCGCTGGGTTGTTGCAGGCAAAGAACTTAACTCCAAGACGCGATACCCTGCTTCGCTGTAGCAGTCCACGCGTCCGTCATCACGGATACGCATATCGCTACCCCTGATTTCTACCCACTCTCTTTCGTCTGTCATCTAGTCCACCATCGAATAAGCTAGTGCAAGAAAAGTAACGAACAACAGGGCTTGTACCCCTTCGTGTTGGAACACGTTACCGCCCAACTCACGCCTGCACCGCGCACGTAAACGACCAAAGAATGATAAATCATCCATTTGTTGTCTCCTTAGTAAGTAAAGTAAGTAAAAAGCCCCCCGAAGGGGGCAAGACTTTTAGGAGTAATAGTCTACCACTTGCGTGATTCAAGCGCAGGCGGCACCTTGAATATACTCCTATAAAAACTTTTTGCAACTACTCAGGGTATAAAATTATCTCGACGGGTGCCTCCCCGCCTTTGAAATCTACATCCTCAAGTGCTTTGATGGATAAGTCATTAAGTATAGCCATAGACTTTTTGAACCTGCGGCTCATCTGGTCAGCGGCCTGTAGCGCGATCAATATTTCCCCAACGTACTCCTGCGCGGAGTATTCTTCTTGGTCAGCGTCCATAACACTACGTCTTTTCTCTAATTAGCTTCCCCAGATCCCTAAAGCCGTTAAGGTCTTCAAGCGTGTGGCCTAAGAACTCGTACTGCTTGTTTAGCAGATACCTAGCTTTCATAAGCTCAGTAGCCATTGCCAACTGCTGATCTTTACTCAGACTATGCCAATGATACTTCTGTGTTACGAATAACTCCAGAATTCTGTCGTCTATCCTATCTTTCATTACTACTCCTTAATCCCACGGGATTAATGTACGTTGTGCATAGTTAGTGAAGCACGTACTGGATAAGCTCGTTCGTTAAAACCGTCAATCGCTGACATAATAAACATTAGCAACGCCAACACATCATGCTCGCTGTTCCCCATAACTAAGTAAGAGGGAGCGTCGTAAAACGCTCGCTCCCTTGCATCCAGTAGGCGGTGGATAAAGTCATCTATTTCTTCGGCTGAAGAAAATTCTATACTGCCCCCACCTAAACCAAGCTGGATGATTGCATCGTTTTCGTTATCGTCGTCCATTACTACGTTCGACTTACTCGGTTTCGCCTACAAGCATACCCCATAAGCTACCCGCGTAGATAATGAATTCTTGACTAGACAACTTCTTGCCCACATTAACGATGCCGAACCGCCTAACCTCATCGTCGTCTCCGTCGTCTATCGACAACTGAGCGATTTTAGCCATCATATCAGCAGGTAGTTGAGACATTGGCTCTACGTAGGTAGCTGTGAGTCGTTTGTAGTCAGACACACTAGAGCGCCAATGATCTTCAGTACCCAGACTGTTAAGTAGTTCGTATGCTCGGGAAATCGCATCGTTAAGCCTAGCGTCTTTATCCCCGAACGTATGCCGAACAAGGTCAGTGAGCGACTTAAAGTCACCTGACAGAAACCTCTCTGCAACAGGCGCATCAAGTAACGTATAGGAAACTAAGTCGGAGTTAGGCACAAGTCGTAAGTAACACATCCGCGAACTTTCGATAGCGGAGTCTACAAAAGTGACGTAATTGTGGCGTAGTTTGTTCCACAAACTAGTCGCTTCCGCCGGAATATTTGGCGAGTCAATAAGGAACTTAAGTACCTTGATACCGCCCTCGTCACCAAACGCATCGTTAAGCGTTCCCTTAAGACCACGTATACTCTGCGATATAGTTTGTTGCTTACGTTTTAGGGGCGTGAGAATGGTGTGATGTTGATCCTCAAACGCCACATACTCTCTGACCTTAGTGGGTGGTGTCCACTTGGCATACTTCCTTGCCAGCTTCATCGCAGTCTCCGCACTTGAAGTGCTTTGCACCTGAGAGCGTTCCCTATGTACCAGCAACGGGCTACGGAACAAATACTGCTCTGTCCCATGAGCCTTGTTACCGTTGGTTGATATAGCGGCACTGGCGTAGTCGGAGTCCTTGTGAAAGATTATTACGTCATCAATAACAGGTATCAGTAAGTTATCAGTGTACGGTTCCATATCTTTGTAGATATTAAAGTACCGATCCGTACTCCTAAGCTCAAGGCGAGGGAACACTTCAAGATATGGCATAACCGAAGTTAGTTCGTCCAGCACCTCAAAGAGTAAAGGCGTCATAAAGAAGCCAAACTTATGGAACGCGTCTATGTTGACGCTGTTGAAAACCCTGTTTATATCCCGTTGTGAATCAGCAACAAGTCTATCTTTCTGCGCTCGGAAGATTTCTTTAGGGATGGTAAACATGTTCTCAAGCATGTAGCCAGAGTCTTGACTACGTGTAGGGTCTGGCACGCGGGTAGCCATATCCCTACTAGTCCTACTGACAGCACTGAGCCATGAGTAAAGCACATCTTGGTCAAGCTCGACGCGCTTGGCTTTAGTGGTTCGCTTTTTAACAGTCATTGATTACTCCTTAATAAGTAAATTAGTTAGTCAGATAACTTTGCGGAATTCTACTACCGCGATGGTTTCGCCCTTGTGTACTACCTCATAGTTATCGCCGTAGTGCGTAGCACCTTGGCGAGCCATGTCAGCTAACAACACCATAAGCGAACGGCCTATGGTATCTACGTAAACGATACGGGCGGCATCATCTACTGTTAGCCAGTTATTGCGGGTATCGGTGGTGATACCCAGTTCTTCAAAGCCACGAACAAGTTTGCTCTCTGTCCGTGTAAGCCGAGTAGTAATGTTCTGCTCAAACTTGGACAGGCGGCTGATTAGATCATCCTTCATTTCGTTCTCCTTACAACTGAACGGGAACGGGAGTACCGAACGGCACATCGTCCTTGCTATGTGTCAGACCCCACACGCATGGGATACCGGGGTCCATTAGTTCATCTAAGTCACCATATAAGTCAGTGAAGTAGATCATACCGCAGTAGTCATCTTGAGACTCCTCAAGGTGATCGAACACGGGCTTGAACCGCGTGCCTCCACCCTGACACGGTTTGAATTCAACTTCTTCACCATGCTCAAAGCGATCAACTCGTAACACCGCGCTGTCACAGTAGACAACTTCGACAAACGCGGGGCGGGTGTCACTAACGATAGCGTTGATCTCGGCGGAGACTTGTGCCAGTTCAGTCGGATCACCCCACATCGAACCGGATACGTCAGCACCGATCAACAAGCCACCTAGTGCGTCAGAGTGTAGCGACGGCAAGTAGATACCTTGCGACACGAACCGCCTACGTGGGCGTTGGAATGTATAGTCATCCTTAGCCGACTCGGACATCATGTTGCGTAGTACATCAGTCCAAGCCACTTTTGGCTTGCCTATATCTTCCAGTATGCGATCAACTAGGCCAGAGCCTTGCCCACACTCTTTAGCCATCTTAGCGGCGGCTACGATTGTGGCCTCAAGGTCTGCCTTTGTTGCCTCGTTGACAGCATCCTCAATGTCACCCTCGCCATCGAAACCACCGGCTGGATAAGGTGAGTCGTTGCCATCACCTTCCTCATCACCATCTGGGTTGTCTGGCTTATCAGGTGGAGGTGGCGGGTTGTCCTTCAGCTTCTGATAAACTTCTTCAGAGGACATTGACTCCGTTACCCAATCAACGAACACGCCACCGTCAGGTAGCTCATAACCACGCTTGCGTATATACGCATTGATGATCGCATCGTTGGCGTAATTCCACAGTCTGGGGTCGCGCCCTTCACGCCGCCACATGTGCATTAACACAACATGCAGGGACTCATGCAGGACAAGGCCGAACAACTGCGAATCGGTACACTTGTCTGTTACGAAGTCGGGGCTAAACTTCACCCAAGACCCGTTGGTAGCGGCAGTCGGCACATCAGGTGTCACCTCCCGCTTGATCTTGCTCATCACTGCCGCGATGAACGGCTCGCGTATGCCCAGCTTGCTGTACGCAAGACCCACACGCTTTTCAACTAGAGATATATCAGTCATTAAGTTCTCCTTAATCCCACGGGATTAAAACGGTACGTCTGCATGTACTTCTACATACTTCTCGTACAAGTTATCAAGAGCAAACACCGCATCAACGTACAACTTAGCTTGCTCAAACGTTTTGAACCGCGTTGAAGAAGCGCCAGAGTGCGCCCAATCCAACTGCGCAAACCAATGATGGTCGGCAGTTTCTTGGAGTACACCCACGTTCTGGAGCTTCCCGTTAGGCATGGGGCATTGAACAAGCCAATGCTCCCGCACACAGATATGCGTATCCAGCGCATCATCACCCGCCATAGTCCTAACAGCCTGATAAGACTCAGGCCAATCATGAACTAACTTGTTGGGATATTTACGCCAGTACCCGACAGTACCTTTCCGTGTGTACTTAAGCATTGAACGCACCTTGATTCTGCAATGACCACTGCGTGAACGCGGGTGACTTCGCCAGATCCTTGTCGCGCTTGTAGGCCAGCTTGACAGTCAACGTCTGCACATCGCCGGGGCATTTCTGCAAGAACTTCCAAGCGTTGTCAAAGTTAGACTTGTCGAGCCGCGTAGCCAGACCCATAGCCACACAATAGAGCACATTCAACTTCTCGGGCACTTCTGTCGGTTTGCCCTCCAGAATGTCATCAATGCGCGGCATCTCACCGTAGACTCGCAGGTGCGCCTCAAACGCAATGCCAGCCTCCTCGCCCACATCGCCCTTGATAAGCTCGGGCCGTACTTCTTCTGGCAAATTAAGTGACAGCATATCTGACACAGCGAACCACGAACGTGGCGTAGGGAACGGCTTGATCTCGCCGCCGGTAGGCTCAAACTTGTGCAGGTAGTCGGGCCGGTCGCGCAGGAATGATAGAACCTCGGGCCGTATGTCCTGAGTGATAGCGTGCTCCTCAAAGTCCTCAAGCACACTGACCACTTCAACCTGATTAAACCTGTTAAGTAACGGGCCACCAATGTTGTACGTTACACCACGGTCAGACTTCTGGTTGCCAGCGGCAATAATCATCCAGCCTTCTGGTACGCCAAAGTCTTCCGGTGTCAGCACAAGCTGGTAAGCCGCCGCCTGTATCGACTGCGGTGCCGACGTTATCTCGTCAAGAAAGATGATGCCGCACCCGTCTTGCGGGAGCGTGTCGAACCGACACCATGTAGCGATCTTGTTCGCCATGTCAGCCGCAGGGATACCGCGCAAGTCGGTAGGCTCCATCTGGCTCAAGCGAATGTCCACTACACCGCGCCAATCGTCCACTTTATCTTGCAAGTAACTACTGGCTTGGAACACCACCTGAGACTTGCCGATACCCGCAGGGCCAAGCAAAAACAGAGCACGCTTGCGAACTTTAGGGTCGAGGTAACGCTTTACGATAACGGGAGTTACATGTTTGATACGCATAATTGTGTCCTCCAAGGACGTAAGTAAACAACAAGTTAGTAATAAGTTTTAATCCCACGGGATTAATATTCCGTTTCTTTAGCCAACTCTATCTCCGCATGTTCTGCTACGGAGAGAGGTTGGAGGTGTAACCGACTGTAGCGATCAGGCTTAGCTCGCTCAAAGCCACAGCCGGTATCATAGGAGCTATCAAGCGGTACAGCATCCGCAAGTAGCTCCAATACTTTACACGCCGACTCGTAGGGCAACATATACCCAGAGGACGGCGCTATGACGATTGCTCGCTTCATGCGAACTCATCCGCGAACATATCGTCAATCTCAGCCATCAGACTGCGTGAGGGGTCAGGCTCCAGAGGCGCGAATTCATCCTTATTGGATTCTTCCGGGGTTTCTAGCAGCGCTACTACGTTGTCATTAGTGGGTTCTGGCTCGTCACCGGACAGCATCGCTGTGATCTGGTCACTCCAGCTAACAATCTGAGAACAAGTCTGCGTCTTGATACTCAATCCACTACGCAACTGAGCGGGAGTCGGCAGTGCCGATCTCAACTCACGCGCAAACGTGATGTACTCCGTAGGCAGTACGCTGTCGCCAAAGTCGATAATCTTCTGACACTCATCCAGCACGTTGTTCACTGTGGAGTCACGGAAGATAGCCGGTTTAGTCTCGACAACCACGCCGTTGTCATCCTTGATCTCACGATCCGGTTCGCTGAGTTTCGTCCTCAACTTATTCAGCGTTTCCTGCAACGCCATGAGCGGAGCCTTCGCCAGATCCGCATACTGCTCACGCATGGAGTCAGCCGTCAGCTTGCGTAACTCATCAAGCTCATCTTCCTGCATCTGCACGCGAAAGTCGTTCTCGTCAGTCACCTGCCGGTACAAGAACTTGAGGGAGAACTGATTTTTCAACTCCTCAACGCTGGGGTAGATGTCTGCATCAAACAGCGAGCCCAACTCACGCTGAGCCTCCAGCATGACGTTAGACCAGTTATTGAGGAACGCAGTAACAGCCTGCTCAAACTCCAATTCGATCTTGCCAGCATCCTGCGCAAATTCCATAAAGCGCGTAGACGGGAGCAAGAACTCGTTGCGGTTCCACAGGTACGTATCCCTGCGAACGAACGATCTGGCTCGCGAGTTTAGTCGATCTATGGGTGCCATCAAGTGCTTGGGGTACAAGCTCTTAACAAACCGGCCCGCGTCTGACGCGGCATTGTGAGCGACAGCAACACCGTCAGATACAACACGATCTGTACGCTCTTTGGTGGGTTGATTAATGCTGACCGACACGATCAGCGCGTTAGTTTTGATAGACATAACTAAGTCTCCTGAATAATAGTTTGTGCTTGAATAAGTTTTACACCCGATTCCTCGGGCAAGTAATCAACTAAACGATTAACACCGACAGTCTGGAGCAACTGGATTAGAGCCGCTTTGCCCTGACTGTTGTTGTAATCATCATATATCTGGTCAACGACTGCAAGTATCAGATCATCCTTAGATAGCAGGGAGAACTGTGCAGGTTGCGATACATACGTCATAGGGATATACCTCCTTAATCCCGTGGGATTAACGCCGAACGATTAACGCCGAACGATTAACGCCGAACGATTAATGTTTGCACCTGCGTTAGCAAGTGATTTTGGGGTTTGTGCCAATACCCGCCGTGACCGGCACGGGATTGGACTTGTGCATCGTTGCGATGCCTTTGACAAGCGTACCCGTATATCGCTGTGATTCCTTGCGAGCTTGGGTACGGGGATTGAACGCACCGAGTGGTGCGCTCTGGTAGGTTGGCGTCTCACGCACATAACGAGGGTTGGCATATAGCGTTGCCTCGCGAGTGCCATTGTAGACAGACCTGCGACTACTGCTCATGTTGTTGGCTCCTTAATCCCGTGGGATTAGTCAGTTAGTAAACAAATAAACAACAAGTAGAAAAATAAATTTTCCCACAGTCATTATTATACCAAACTGAGGAGTTAAGTCAAATTAAGAATAAACTAGTTGGTATTATAAAAAATAGACATCTAAGAATTATTATTACAACTTGTTTTTAATTACATTCAACGGCAACGTCGGGATTGGGACGGGTAAGCATACTTTTAGACAATTAGTTAGTTGACTTTTACGTGACCAACATTTTTAAAATTTGTAAGTGTTTGATTTACAAAGATAATCTCGGATTTTAGACAAAACTTTAGACAGCGGAAATCGCGTAACTAATTGATATTTAAGACTTTAGACAAATAGTCGGCTTCTCAGACAACAGAGAGGGCCAAACACTAAAAAACCGACAGAGGCGCTTATAGGGGTACACTATGTTTTGAAAATTCTGTCTATTTATCTATTCATTTAGTTATATATACTACTACTACCGACTTTCCCCTTGCTAATCAAGGGTTTGCCAATCCCACAATTTTTTTAAGGTTTTAGATACTCAAAGTTCAAAAAATCTAAAGTGAGGAAAATCAAGGGCTTAGAAATCTACAACTCTGTCTAAGGATTTTTCTTATTCCATAAAGTTATTAGAAGCGAAATAAGTTTTTAAGAAGTTGGTCACGAGTTTTTAGACTGTCTAAAATTAATCCCGTGGGATTAATTACGCGGCGCGGCGTCATGATAGTAATAACGGCGCAACAAATCGTTATGTCAAGGCCAACGTGATAGTAATACCTTCTTTGTCGTGCAAACGACAGGCACAAAAAAGCCGCCCGAAGGCGGCAAGGAGTGATCTTGTTAATCCCGTGGGATTAAGCGGCCTTTTTGCGACCGCGTTTTTCGATGGGCGTAACCTCGCAGTGATACTCGGCCAGTGTATCGTTCAACACCTTGACCGGATTCTTGGAATTGCCGAACAAGCCCGCCAGTTGGCGCTTGAACTCGGTCAGACTGAATACCTGCTCAACCGGCCCAGTGGGTTGGCGTGGCGTGCGACCGCCACCTGCGGCTCGGGCAATGCCCATCTCCTCCCGCGCGGCTTTCGCGGCAGACTTAAGATCATGCTTTGAAAGCCCAACCGCGCCCGTGCCCGTGGTATGTTGCTCCTCCTTTTTGCGATCAACAAATGAGATCGGCATATCCCCTGCCATCGACAGCGTGGCGACATCGCCAAAATATGCCGACAGGTTGTGATCCCCGTTGAACTCATCGGCATACAACGACCGGCCATGTTTAACGATTGCGGGCACATCGTTGGACTCGTAATCCCGTGGGATTAACTCGGCAAACTGAAGGGCCGCGCTACGTACCATAGCAAGCGCCGATGCCTGAGTCTCAACACCGCTAGCGATGAGGGACGCGATCTCCTCGTTACGCGCAATATCTTTAACTTCCATTTTGATCTCCTTAATCCCGTGGGATTAGTAAACAAGTTAATAAAGGCGTGGCTTTCCCAAGCCACATAATAATTATACGCCCATGAGGGGCTATGTCAAATTAACAAGTTGGCTGTTTAATCCCGTGGGATTAATTTTTTGGGCGCGGCCTAACTACTATCACCGCAGGCGGCGATCTGCCTACTACAGCGCGGGCCGGAGGGCAACGACTTCATGATAGTAGTTGGGATTTTGAAAAACAAAAAAGCCCGCTCAAAGCGGGCTGATGGTTCCGATCACTGTGCGTCCGACGACTAGGTGAGTCTTGATCTTGCAAGCACCGACTCGGATGGTGCGGTCGCGGCGATACCTGAGAGTGTGACGGTGGCACCGAAGTGCCACCCAGTTTCCTACCTGTATCACTTGCTGACCTTGCGAAGCTGGTAGCCATTCTCGCGGAGCAATTCGCGCAGTGCAGTGACACCCGCCTCTGACTTGAGCAGATTCTCGACCGCTGACTTCGCGCTGGCGAGCGCACCCTTCACGGGTCCGTTCTGGTTTGGTCGCGGAGTGCGACCGCCACCTGCGGCTCGACCGGCACCCAGATCCTCGCGTGCCGCCTTCGCCGCCTTGCGCATGTCGTGCTTCGCAAGTTGGGTGGCCTCTTCGCCGGTGGTGTGCAATTCCTGAACCTCGCCACCTACCTTGCGCTCAATGGATACCGGCGCATCGGCGGCATAGTGCAGAGTGAGAAAGTCGGTGAAGATGGCCTTGAGATTGTGGTCATCACCGAAGTGCTCAGCGTACCGACCTAGTACCGTGCTAACCGACTCGCGCACTTCCTTGCTGGTGTCGAGTTCCGGTGCGGCAGTAGCGGCCGCGAATCGGAGTGAAGAGTAAACGGTGCCGTGTGCGGTAACAGCTTCCTTGATGTGAGCGATTACCTGTTCGTTTGCTTGCGTAGTCATAGCTTTGCTTCCTGTGTAAGTGAGTAAGTTACCGAACCACTTGTTGGCTCGATGGTTCCCATGTTACCGAGTTAATCCCAACGAGCAAGGCAGTCATGATAGTAGTAGGGGGGTATGGACCCCCCACCCCCACCCCCACCACACACCAATAT